TCGATTTTAAAACTTTTATTAAATAAGGTGGCAGTTCTCTATCAACAGTTTGGCCTTTAATATCTGTTGTAGTTTGGATGTAATCTTGAATAGCAGTTTCTAATACATTATCTTCAGCTCCTTCAGCATATTTAGTATATCTGTTAGCGTCAGTTATTATGTTTAACACGCGACCTTTAACGCCTTTACCGAACAACTCTAATTTAGCGGCTTGAGTTTTAAGATCTAAATCCATTTTTTTGTATTTTTGGTTCATTACGTTGTTTGCACGCGTTATTTGATTTAACTCTGCTTTTAAATCTAATGATCTGTCGCGATATTTATTTAAATCGTTTTGAACAGATTGTTTAAATTCAAATTCTTTTGTCTTTAATTCTATACCCGAAAGTGTTTCAAACTCTTTTAATTCAGCTATCCTTAAATCGTATTTTTCTAATTTTTCCCTTTGCAAAGCTAATTTGGCTTGATCGGTTTCATACCTTAAAGAATCGGCTAATTTCTTTCTTTCTAATTCTGCTTTCTTTAAATCAAAGTCTAATAAAGCTTGTGCATTTGTTATATCTAATTGATTTAACTTGTCCTCTTGAACCTTTTTATCAAAATCCAATCGAGCCTTTTTTATGTTATTGTTGTTTTCATTTATTAGTATTTGAGTATTATTTTTTTCTGTAGCAATTACTTCGTTTGAAGCTATTCTTTTGTTTGCTATTTTTTCGTTAGATTCAATATCTTTTATTTTTCTTTCAAGTGCCGCTGTATTGTTAATATTAGCAAGACCTTTTTTAAATCCATATTCCTTATTAAC